CTATTGAAGGTATGTTTTAAGTGCTTCAATACCTTCTTTAACGCTACGGGCAATAACATACTTGTTTCGGCAGTTTTCCGCTTGCCTTTGAAATTCTTTTTGTTCATCCGATTGGATGCCTTTCTTTGTCTTAAACTCTATACATAGCGAAGCGTAGCCTTTCTTTGGAATTAGTAGGATAACATCAGATACGCCGGAAGTTACACCTTGCCGTTTGAGATTAGCGGCTTCCCTTATATGGCGGCTTCCACCATTCGGAACAGCGAAAAGAAGTTTATTGGGCAACTTGGGGAATAGCTTTTCCACTTCTTCAAAGAACTTGCATTGCATACGTTCTTCCTCGTTGTTTTTCTTCCTTTTTCTTTTGGTTGGATTCTTTTGTTCAGCATAACAGTTATAGCAGATATAGCCGGCATCAGTCTTAATGACTGATACAGTTTCTTTTCCGCATACAATACATTTTTCTTTAGTCATTTTTGCTATAAGGTGTCTTAGGTTTGATGCCATATTTTTGCAGTAATTGTTTACTAAAATAGGTCTTACAAAGCCGCTCAGGGCATACTACTTATTAATTTTTCACTATATTTGTCCCTCAAAATTTGTATTCAATGGATATATCTAATATTAAAATTGTAATCAGTATTCTGATACCTATATTAGGGCTCATCGGCACATTGTTAATGACATATTCTAAAGATGTCAAAACTAATCCTGCAGAACCATGGAAGAGATTGTTATCTAATCTTATTCCTCTTTCAGGTGATGATATTGCTATGATAAGAGATCATCAATATTACTATTCACATAATCGAAAGATGAAAATTCGACGCAGCATAGGGGTTTTTCTTATCGTCTTAGCTGCAATTTTGGGTATTATAGTCGTATTGATGTAGCGCATTAAACCCCATTATTCACACAATCCATGATAAAGGCTCATACAGCTATATCCACCTTCAGGTTCAAACATATCATCCATGCCGGCATCTTTCCGGTTTACATACTCGAAAACTTCTTCTACTGTTGGATAAGTCTTATTTTTACAGAAACGATCAGGGATGTAGCCCGGTGAGAAGAAAGACGAACCCTTTGGGGTTTCTTCTTTCATTCGTTGTTCGGCATCTATCAAGCGACTTCGTCCAAACTCTTCTTGCGAAATTAGCTTTACCTCTTGCTTCCTGCACATAATACAGGGATAGCAACCAACTCGGGAAAATCCACGATAATATAAAGGATTTGGATTTTGTCCAGTAGAAAGGATCTGGTCTATAACTTCTTGTGCTGACCATTGGAAGATTGGGCGAGAAACACTGGCATCATAATGTTCGCACCATTTAAGTACATCTTTTCTACGATAATCTTGCTTCCATACCTCAACAGCCTTTCCTTTACGATTCTTTTTCACACGTTCGAAATATTCTCCGAAGTAGTTGCACTCATAAGGAAGTTTGGCGCGTTCTTCGCTTTCTTTTGCTCGAATACCTTGAATTATCAAGCAAGGTTCAGTAAGTGAGAGAATATAATCAATCATTGGCTTTATTTTTAATTCAGAGGTGCAAAACCTTCTTTGGGAAGACGGGAACCGGGAACGTTTGATAGACATATCCACAAAATCAGTGTATTTCTTACTTCTCAAAATTACTAATCTGACATCAAGTTGTTTGCACACGTTACTAATATGTTGATAAGTATCGGGATGCTCCCAACCTGTATCACAAAATACGGCTTCTATTTTATCGACTCCATATTTATTGGCAGCCTGGATTAAACAGGCTTGCGAATCCTTACCACCGGAAAAACTAACAATTATCTTCATGCTATATGAACTTTTTTATTTTCATCTTCAAAATATACTGTTTCATACTTATTGCGATTAAAAGCAATAGGGAGATTTTCTATCGGACAATATCCGAGAAACTCATATATTACTCCATTTTTGCGAATAGAGAATAATTCTCCTATTTTTAGGTTCTTGATTTCACGCATTTCTATATTTTTACGAATATCTTTCCTTCATTTTGTCAATCCAATCAATATAGGCTTGCCTTGCCTTTTGTTTAGCAAGCTGCTCCATTGAATCAGTGATAGTATCACCGTTCTCTTCCATATCCTCACAAAAATGGTCAACCCAACTAAACGGGTCATACTCTATAAATTCTTCTGTCCGGCAAAATGGGCAGGAAACATCCTCTCTCTTATCATAAAGATTACATTCTCATCACAGTAGTCTAAATCTTGTAATATACCATCAACGCAGCACGCATCGGGATAACTTGCGCCCCAATATGGAAATTGAGGACATGGTTTCTTATTTTCACTCATATCTGTTCCGATTTGAATTTCTTGTTTATTTCTTTTTCAGCAGCTCTGGCCCCTTTCTTGAAACCCTCTACAAAGCTGTCAAAACAGGCTCTATGGATTTCTAAAGTGCATCTTTGCATAAGTGGACAAATCGAACATCTTTGACTAAGTCCGGCTGATTTCTTGGCGAGTTTCGTTACATTTTTCATTGGATATTAGATTTGAATTTATTTATAGTAGTCCTTTTATTAAAAATAGCCATAACAATCAAGGCTAAAGCGACTTTCAATAATTGCTTTTTCCCAACAATTACAACATTACTACGATTTAACCCATCATCAGTCAAGATACTGTAATAATTCTTATAAGGTGGCAGTACCTTATAGATATATATTTTCTCAATTACCTTTTTCATACTTATATTTTCAAATTTTGCAATTATACTTTCTCTAAATCTCCCCATAGTTTTTTAGCCAATTCGTAATTCTTTTGTGCTTCATTAACAGCTTTCTTGGCATAAGTGAGAGAATAGGAGTGCTCACGCAGATATTTACCGGATTTCAATCCCTCATGGTATTCTTTCGCTTTCTCTAACTTGTGTTCGTAGAAATCGATACTTTCCGGCATAGAAAGATTGATAGTGTTTGCCTTTTCTTTCCAATATTTGGCAATTCTTTCGTGTTCAGCAGCCTTGTCGCTAAATTCAACACTTTTTCCCATATTGTTCCAAGCATCATCAATCGCTTTTCGATGCCGTTTTTCACTATGGTGCCCGACCTTGATTGGCTCTCCAAGAGAAAGAAAATCTTTGTCTTTGTTCGAGCGGTTGAAATATTCGTTACTTTTTTGTCCGGCAGACTGGGCCCAATCGTAGCGGCGCTCGGCTCTTTGTTTGGCCCATTCTTGCACATTAAATCCGTCAGCTCTGACGATGGAGTAATAATAAAAGCCTTCACGTTCATAGATGAGATTGAATACAATACATTCATTCTCTTTGCCATATTTGGTTGTAACTTCAATAACTTCTCCTTTTTCGTGTTTCTCACTGCATTTTGCGAGAAAAACATTGGGTACATATTTGCTATACGTATTCATATCAATATAATTATCGGTTAAAAACTTCTTTGTGTACTTGGTTTATAGTGCCATTGATTATCAAAGAACCTTTAGCGGCACGGATTTTATTACCTTTTTCTTGAACTTGATAGCCGGCTTTTTTTAGCCGGTCTATTTTTGTTGTGGTGTTATTTTAGAAAGCTTCATCATCATAATCTGTGCTGAAAATATTCGCTACCATATCAACGATATTTTCCTCTATATCTTCCGTGGAGCCGGTAACATCTTTGGCAATGGCTTTCTTATTTTGAATGATACGGTAAACCTTCTCGTCAATGGTACGTCGGCCGAGGAAATAGTAACAGGTTACAGAATCCTTTTGCCCTATACGATGCGCACGGTCTTCGCACTGGCAACAATCGGCATAAGTCCAGGGGAATTCAACAAAGGCAACATTGCTTGATGCTGTTAGGGTCAGTCCGACTCCTGCAGCTTTAATGGAACAGATGATAATATCCGTTTTGGGATTGTTTTGAAAAGAATCCACTGCTCTTTGTTTCTCATCTTGTGAATCCCTTCCAGTTACAGATACAGCCGTAGGAAAATAGCTTTTCAGTTGATCTACCACTTCGTGAAGTGAGCAAAAGAGGATGATTTTCTTTCCATTCTCACGAAAGTCTTTTACGAACTCAATTACATCACGTACTTTCCCTCTGGCTGATATTTGGCGGAGGATATTAATACGTACCATGACTTCACCTCGTAATGCTTTCTCTATCTTTTCATCATCCGCTTCTTTATATTTCTGTAGGTACATGATAAGATCACGCTCTGCATCGATATACTCCTTGCGGTTAGTTATCTCACAAGTATTTACTTGTCGTATTTTATCGGGAAGGTCTGTCAGCACCAATGACTTTTCACGCCGGAACATACATTTAGTCCATAACATATAGTTAAGTTCTTTCAGGTTTGATGCTTCATTCTGACCGGAGCAATATCTATTGACAAATGTCTTATATCCTCCAAAATCTTCCATTCTGGAAAGGATAGATAACTGCGGAATTAAATCTTTAGGCTTATTGACAACTGGAGTTCCGGTAAGTTCAATGACCCATTCCTTGCCATTGCATATACCTTTACAGAATTTAGCTTGCTGTGTGGATGATGATTTGCAACGGTGGCTTTCATCAATGATTACAGATTTGAAAATCTGGATGCTGCTTCTAAACTCAACATCTCGTAAGGTCCAGCCGGATTCTTTCTTTATGCGTTGAACAAAATACTTTTTGAGTGATTCATAATTAACGATGAATACCTGATACATACCAGTTTGATAGAAAAAAGTCCATGTATCTCGTACTTTATCTGTAAGCACCATTGCTTTTTTATCTGTAAACTTATGCCATTCTCTTTCCCAATTTACCTTTAAGGCAGAAGGACAAATAACCAAGCAAGGAAAAGCATTCCCAAGATTAATGGTTGCGATGCTTTGCAATGTCTTTCCAAGACCCGGCTCATCGCAATTCATAAAGCGTTTGAGTTGTAGTCCTCTCGCGATACCTTTTAATTGATATGGGTATGGATTAACTTTTAATAAGTGTGGAGTGTTAAGCTCCGGCAGTTCCGGTATATTGTACGCAACTTCTTCCTCTTCTTGTTTCTGTTGTCCTGTAACCCATTGGATATTTTCAAATGCCCTGATTTGATAGACCATTTTTTCAAGTTCGACACGACTGGAAACAGGAATAAGCCATTTCTTTCTGCTTCCATCATACCTCTTGCCTGTGATTTGACGTATTCTATCTACGATTGTTGGCTTGTATTTGAAAGAAACTTCAAAGACATTTCCTTTTAATTCTATTATCATGACTTGTTATTTAGAGTTTTATGGGGCTGACAATAAAAATCAGCCCCGAATTTGATTAAGCGGCAGGAACTATGTTTTTGGGCTTTCTGCCTTTTCTTTTAGGCTTTTCTTCTTCTGCAGGAAGCTCTTCTGCATCGGTAACAGCTTCATCGGGGATATCGCTATCAAAGTCTAACCGCTCTTGTTTAATACCCCACTTTGCTTCAAAGAGATATGCTTCCACTTCCGCATCGCAAGCTGCTGCATCTATTTGCAGCTCTTCTGAAAATTTATATTCTTCGTCTCCGAATGGAGTGAAGATTTTCAAATCCACAATTTTACCGGATTGTAGTAATTTGCCTCCCATAATGGTTATGCCTGGTACTCCATCGTTGCTATCATTGGCGTATCCGGTAATGAAGTAGTTATTCAGAGTTTCATCAAAGCCCGGTGATGTAAAACTTGACTTGTAGATTTTCTCCGCTTCGGGTTGCTCGCATAATACCACAAGATGAAGTTTCAAGTGATTAAAAATCTCCTTCAGTTCGGAATGTACGATTTGGTCGCAATTCTTGGTAACCTTGTTTGTGTAGTTGGTTTCTGTGAATCGCTCGTTGTACACAACATTTAATCTGTCTTTTTTAATGACAGCCTGCTTGATGTCAATTTTTGCAGTTTCCATTGTTCTCTTTTTTAGGCTCATCCTTTGATGTAAGAATAAGCATGTTAATAAATAGATATATGATTATACCGGCTCCCATGATGAATGGGAATCCAGTAATGTTTTCGTCTAATCCCATTAGGATAATGGCTATAAGAAGCCAAAGCAAGTATTTGGGTGCTTCTTGGTCGTTTAGCATTTTTGTCTGTTGTTATTGTTGTACATACCAGCCATTTTCATTTCTTCTTTGGCTTTGCTTATTACTGTCACGCACCATGATAGCTGATGTGTTGCGGTTCGATTGCACCGTTCACACCAATCGACCAAATATCGTTCTTCCCTGCAAAGGGAGTTTACTAAAGCGTTTATTGCCGTAGCTGTAGCCTTGGCATTTTTTGCTGTTTCGGCAAGTGTTTTCATTGTTTCGGAATTCATGGCTTCGTTAAGCCAATATTTAGCATCAGCTAATAACTTTCCTGAACGAGCGACATATACGGCTAAGTCATTTCCGCGCAATACGGCTTCTTCTGCATTTTCGCTCATTGTTATATTGAGGAATGAGTCAATATCTGTAAGTTCCTTGCAGATTTGTTCTTTGGGTGTGATAAGTATGTTCATATCGTTTTCGATTAAAATATATCAAGAAAAGAGCATCCACCATTTAAAAGCCAATTCATCATATTTCTCTTTTCCACGTTTATAGGTATCATCGTCTCGTCTAATGAATGCTTTGAATATTTTCAGGTTCTTCTTGCTGATGGCATAGATAAAATCCTGTTGACTTCCTGCTATATCCATATACCATGCTCTGGAACGGTCCCAATCAAAAAAATCTATAGCTTCATTGAACTGGTTTTGTGATTCTGCAAAAGTGGTCTTTAAATCTCCACCAAATCCAAAACCAGGTAACCACCAATCCCATTTACACCGGGTATCAAGAGTGTACTCGAAGTTTCCGTAGAGAAATCTCTGGGATTTGTTTACCATGAACTTCTGGGTATCGGAGTTGGAAAGAACGGCTCTAAGGAACTCGTCTTTTCTTGCCTCTTTTCTTAAAGCTTCCCTCATGGCAAGGCCTAACTCGAAATCTTCCCGTGAATAGGTTATATCATCCACCATGCGCTTACTATAATGTACCCGTTCGTTTTCGGTAATAAGTGCATCTACCAATGTCCCAAACTTGAAGGCTTTTTCTTTATCCCCATACTGGGTACGGGGATAAAGATAGTTTTTGAGTTCTGTCAGATCGGAGTTGCTGACTTCTGTACGCAAGTAATATGAATCCGGATTTGCCATTACTTTCCTGCTTTAACTTCTTCTTCGTATCGGATATATTTTGATTTGATTTTCATTTCATCATCGCTGTTGGCTTTCTTTTCGCAGAAGGAAATCATCTTTTTGTGGATTTTTTCAAGTTCTTCTATTGTCAGATTCTGACCTTCATTTATCCACCACATCTGATATACTTCCAAGAAGCCGGCAGGGTGTAGTATTTTAATCCTTTCAGTCACTTTGGCTTTGCTGGTCCTTGTTGTAACAGAAGCGGCAGCCGTTGCAAACAGACTATTCATTTGTGCGGATTGTATAGAAGACTCCGCTTTTTGTTGCTGCTCATGTTCTTTTTGCTGTATTTCAAGTTCACGTTGTTTTCGCTCCTCTTCTTCCCGTTGTTTCCTTTCGGCTTCCGCTTTGGCAGCAGCTTCAGCATCTTTCTTGCGCAATTCTTCTTCCTCAATAAGTTCTTGCTTTTTGGAGGAAAGGCGGTCGATAAATGACTGACGTAAATCCTCCATGTTAAACTTATACTGTTGAGAGAAAGCGGAATATTTATTATTTAGAATTTCAGCCTTGATATTCTCTTTGGTTTGTGCGTCCAAATAGTAAGTTGTGATGTCTTGATTGAAAGTGTCGAAGTGCTCACGAGGGTACAGAGTTGACCAACCTCTAATACTTTTTTCTTTCAGCTCAAATGTGACTAATGTAATGCTTTCCCAAATATGACTCAGATTCTTCTGCTGTTCGGCAAAATAGGAACTCATGTGTGTATTGATAGCCTGTTCGATGGCAAGCCGATACGTTCCTTTTTCCTTTTCAATATTGGCTTGTCGTTGCATTTCCTGCTGCTTCCTTCTTTCTTCTTCACGCTTCAGTGCTGCATATCTGTCACGTTCTGCAGCTATTTTGCCCGGAATTGTTGATTTGTCTTTTGGGTCAATGGCTTTTTCATCTGTCGTGAAAATAGACCGGATACGGTCGAATAGTTGGGTAACAGGCGCACGACGGCTTTTCATGTTGGTAATTGTAACATTGACTTTCTTCAGATACTCCGCAGCTTTGGCATCCAGTTCATCAGTCATGCCTTCTCCTTGAATCGTATCTAAGATTGCCTGTCCCGCTGAATTACAGTTGGCTATTGATTTTTGGTTCTTCCCTAAGGCATCAGGGGCACTTTTCATTAAAGAGGTAAACTCTTCTACTTTTATTAATTCTGTTGACATAGCTTTAAGTATTAATGGTTAGAATCCTTCTTCTTCATCTGCTTTGCTGACATTTACAGATACCGGTTCCGGTGCGGTGAGCTGTTTTTCTTCACCGAAAGGAATGTTTGGGTCTTCCTGTGCAATATTGGCATCTTCCACAATTCCATAATCGATGATTTCTTCTTCCTCCTGATCGGTTGCCATAATGGTATATTTTCCGGTACGTACTTTTGGGTATGCGTCGAAGGCGTGTTTAATCATTTTGTTTTCAAGGAAACCGGGGTCAATACCGCCATTATTGGAAGTGTATAAAGCATTGGCATTACCAAGTTCTCTCCGTCTGGTCTGCTCATTCCATTTGGAGTTTGCTTTTTCGCTATAATGCTTCAAGCGTTCAATATCCCCTTGCATAAGCCATTGATAATCCACTGAATTATCATTGCGTACAATGCGTATGAATGCTGCAATAACCTTGGTTGATGTGCGGGGGCATTGTGCTTCATACTCGATGTTTTTTACTCCATTGACTAAAGATGCCTTGAAATGGTCTCCCTCATAAACGACGACTGGGTTGTCAGCATATTTAATTTGGCCGGCACGCATACGCATGGTAAGTTCACCGTAGCCGGTAACCGAAACGTATGCACGTTTTTCGTAAATATCGTTTCCATGTTCGTTTTTGTACCCAGTTTTGCAGTTGCGACTCAGAATATAGCAGAGCGGATGCCCTGTCTGGTCTAATGTTAGTCCATTGACTGCGATATCAAGGAAACAGCCATAAAGGGACATTTTGCTTGAAGTGGCTACATCGGGGTTATCCCGAAGTAATTTTTGAAAATTGAATACTTCTTTGTGGTACATCTGCTCACCCTTATCCGTACCCCAAATTGCATTGTACATTTGAATAAACTTTGCTTGTACACCTTCATTTTCGACAATTTTCGTTGCTGGAAGCGCATTTAACTCTTCCATCTTAACTTGAATAATACTGCTCATAATGAGAATTTTAGTTATTAATATTAAAATCTGCCTTATCTAACCGTACCCAGACTGCTTTGCCGGGACTATTAAACGATTGTTCTAAATCGACATCAACAAGCACCTGATTATAGCATTCCAATTTGCGTATAACCACTCCGGTAATAATGGCGTAGTCCACATCATCCCCGTAATGTCCGCACCGGAAAAAGAATCCGGCTGAAATGTTCTGCCCTATTTGTATATCTTTTGCAGTCATGGTACTTGCATTAATACTTTGATTATGTTGGCCGGTACTTTGTTATGAATATCCATCATGGCACTTGCTGTTTCCAGTTCGGACATTTTCACGTAATACTTGCCGCGTTCCTTGTTCTTAGCAGGATAAAACTTTATCCATTCCTTACTACGCCATTCTGTAATGAGACGGCGTCCGTATATCTTTTCTGCTTGGGAGATTGTTACCACCTCCGGCAGTAGCCCTAATGCTTTAAGCGTCTGAATCGTTCCGATTTTTATGCCGCTTGCTACAATTCTTTCTAAATATCTTTCTCCCATTTTAGCTGTTTCTTTGGTTGGTTAATTATTGGTTACGAGCTTTCTTCACTATCTGAAACACATTGCAACTCTATGCTATGCTGCCTGTTTATAATTAGGTTGAGATATTTCTTCAGTCTTGTATCTTTGAGTTCTTCCTCTTCTTGTTCGGTAGTAATAATCGTGATGATTATCTACTGAAAATTGGAATATTGCTATTCCCAAGAAGCAAAGAGCTATAATCGTCTTTTGTAGCTGTTGAAAATCTATGTTTAGAGTAAATACTCTATTGGCCCACCATGACCCCAGTTCATTTAATTTGCTGGTTCCGGTCTTTTTGTATGCTTTGTCGAGCAATACGTTGATAGTTCCGTAAGCCACGTGAAGCCTGTCTGCCATTTCTTTCTTTGCGAGTCCGCAAAAGGCAAGTCCGGCGATCTGATTTTCACGCTTGGTTAATCTTTTACTTAGGTGCATTTCCATAGCTTTCCAATGCTTTTGCTGTTGTTGAAACATCATTGAGAACTTTTAGCCTTTCATTAGCCATTTGAGTTGCGACAGAAAGGACTTTAGCTTTATAGGCAGAACGAGCGGATACAGGTTTATTATTGAGTATATTGTGTACTGTACCTTTTGAGCATCCAACTTTTTCTGCAATGATTCCTTCATAACCATAGGGAAGATTGGATTTGATAATTTCTAATTGATTTTCCATATATCCAATTTTTTATTTAGAGTTTACAATCTATTTATTCTTCTTTTTCTTGCTGTTATTGCGTATTTGCACTAACTTTATGGTGCAAATTAAACATTTTCTTGAAACGTAAACAAGAAAAACTTGAAATATTTTTCAATAAAACAATGAAAACAATTAAATAAAAACTTGAAACATATGAAAATTGGGTTGGTAATCAAAGAGTTAATGCTTAAACAAAATATTGAAGTTGCAGATTTGGCAAAGCGATTGGGTAAGACAAAACAAGCCGTATATGATATGCTTGATAAAGAAGATGTTAATACCTCATTGCTTCGTGAACTTGCTGCTATTTTTAATGTTCCAATAACTATTTTCTTTGATAATTCAGTAAATAACAATCAATCTAATACAGGAAATAATAATATCGTTTTAGGTCAGAATAATAATGTGGATTCTTTAAACTTGGATTATAAAGAAAAACTTGAAAGTGCATTGATTGAGATAAAGCATTTGAAGGAAGTTATCGATGCGAAAGATAAACTTCTTCAAGAGAAAGAGAGATTAATTAATGTATTAATGGATAATAAATAGAAAGGACTATGAAACAACAATATACAGGAAAGCTTCGCTGTATCACGTGTGGTGATACTGAATCTTTTGAGTTTAATGACGATAAATCATACATTAAATGTGTAAAATGTGGCAGAGAGTATTTGGGAGGATATAATGAATTGCTCTCATATAATCAGGAGGAAATTGAAGTAATAAAAGGGCAAATACAAGCTGATGCAGAAGATTACAAAAACGCTTTTAAAGGAAGTAAGTTGTTTAAGATTAAGTAAATAACGATATAATTCTATTAATTAGCCCCTTTATCTTATTTGCAAATGATATTTCTCTTTTTTCATCATTAGACTTGCATGCATTTAACAAGTGAAGTTCAAAAGCAATATTCTGTAATTCTCTATAATATTGAGGTACTATTATTATTTGTTCACCATTAAGAGATGCTTCTAGAAAATCAATGGGGCTAAAAGGAATATTACTATTTGGGGTTAACTTGAAAGTCATGTCATATACAGTTTTTCCATCTTTGATAATTGTATGTCGAATATGACCAGTAGTTTTATCAAATGATTTAGTGATATAATATTTTGAAACAACCATAATGAAAATTTATTTTAAAATATAAGTTACAATGGAAAATATCGCAGAAAATATAAACTGGTTAATCACTGCATTGACCTTTTTAGGAGGTATCTATATGTATTTTAATCATACTTATAGATTAAATCAACAACAAAAGAAATTAAATGAACAGCAAGAACAATTGAATAAACAACAGGTACAGCTGAATGAATATCAGATTGAGAAAAGTAAAGCGGAATCTTTGGAAAAGAAACAAGCTATGATAGAAGCTAATGTGTATAGAGCAACTGATAGAAAAGGGAACTCAATTTGGAAAATGAAAATATACAATAAGGGCAAAGCCAAAGCTACTAATATTGATTTTACTTCTGAAACATTGGATGCTGATTCTGCTATAGAACTAATCGGTGATCCTACTATGTTCCCAATACCAAGTCTTATACCTTATGGTTCAGTAGAGCTATCTGTTTTATTATGTTGTGGTCATAAACCTAGCCACAAATTCATTTTTACATGGGACGATGAATCTGGAAAAGGTAGGACTCAAGAACAAGATGTATTTTTTCAATAAATAATAAATTAGTTATGGAACAAGATATACGTTGGCTTCAAAGATACGACAGCTTTCATCGGGCTTGTGGTCGTGTGTTAGAATTAACTGAGTCAAATAGAAGACCTCAAGATTTATCAGAATTAGAGATGGAGGGACTAGTTCAGCGTTTTGAATATACATTTGAACTCGCATGGAAAGTCTTGCAGGACTTTTTAAGATATAAGGGATACGAGGGTATTAGTGGCCCGAACCCTGTATTGAAAAAGGCCTTTGAAGACGGATTGTTATCTGATCATGACTCATGGAGAAGAATGGCAAAAGCTAGAAATACGACTTCTCATATATATAATGAGGGGGAAGCAGGAGAAATTGTTGTTAAAATATATGATGAGTATTCGAATCTTCTAAAGCAATTGGATAACAGACTTTCTAAAGAACAACAAAATATGAACAATAACCTGGATAGTTTATGTACGGTTTAA